CTGGGGGATACCATCAGGTGCTACCCAACCTTTCCTACTCAACTCATCTAAGAGGTTTACCATTAGATAATATCTAGTGGAACTCTCTTTGAGAGAAGATATTGGAAAAGGGCTAATTTCTGTACCATTTAAGAACAAGCGTTTAGCAAACTCAAAAAGTTTGGTAGACTCATGTGTCTTAAGTGGAGAGAAATTAACTCCAAGTTGAGTGATCACCTCCACGTATTTGTTTTTAAGAGATGTGTCTCCAAGGAGAACATCATCACCTAAAATACAATACTTAGCTTCTTTCCATGGAATATTTAGTTCCTTGCAGCAATAGTATATCACATAGTGATGTGCTACTGCGAAAGAAGCCCAGGAAGAATAGAACCCCATGGGATTACCAACACTATAAGAAATCTTACGGTCTTGGAAATCAAATGGGAGTCCTACCATAATGTGTTTCCACGCATTAAGGTAGCTTACTGGGAGGTGACCATTAAGGACATCGTAAATGACTGAGATAGGGAATCTATCCGTAGCGGCCGTAAGGTCGATACTATAGAATACCTCCCAGCCCTTTACTTTATCCGTAAAAGCAGCTTGATTGAAGGTACAGTCTTGCGGAATCTTTCTGAGTAACCTGAAAAGGTAATGATGGAGCGGTTTGAGTGCACACTGTGACCAATAGTCACCGATAGCAACAACCCGAACCTTCATTTCTTTATCAGGAAACCAGCTGAGTTTTCGTAAAGACCGACCATTCACAGGAAGGACTTTGCTAAGAATTGGTAGAACTTTAGTCAGTACATCAATATTATTTGATAACTTGGGCCCTCCAACTAACTTAACTGCGGCTATAAGGGTTTCATCCCGAATAACCAATGATAAATCAGCTAAAGAAGTCCACAAAGCATGACCAGAAGGTCCTGATTTGGATGTAAAGTGATACCTTTTAAAACGCAAAGCCCCTGGGATGTGTCCGGTTAAAGACATGTACCCAAGGTCACGCCAGAACTGGAACCTGTACTTACCGATGGAAGGGAAACTAGATAAACTAGGCCCTTCAATAGGTAAGTATCAGGAGTCAGTCCAAGCTTTAAGGCTCTAGTACAAAAGAGAATAGTGTTAGTAATCTGCAGCAATGCTGGAAATTTATAACATTGATCTCCAAGTAGAGAGCTTAAGACCTTGGGCAAACCAGATTTGGTAAGACCAATTCCAATGACCTTCTTGCG